CGGCTCGACGCGCGCCGAGATCGAATCAACGATCGGACACGCGTTCACACAGGCAGAGACAGACATCTTCAACAAGGCCAGAACCATGCGTCGCCTGAAACGCGCTAGAGAGGCCCAGGAGGCCGCCCGAAAAAAACGTGCAGAGGCGGACGCGCGCGCCCGCGAAAACATCGCAAAACACCTCGCGGGGACGTCATGGCCAGACGCCGACTCGCTGTTCAAACGGCCGCTCACCTCGACAGAGCGTTCGCGGAACTTTCGCGCTCTCGGCCGAGAGCTTCCGCCGTTTCCGCCGCCGCGCCATCGGCGCGTGCGCAAGGCATGCAGCGTGAGCCTGCTCCGCTTCGGACTGACCTACTTCCTGAACGACGCCTACGACGGAATGAAACCGCTCCTCAAGCGGCCGCCATCGCCGCACATGATCAAATTCATCATGGCGGTCGAATACACGATCAAACACGGCGGCAACAAACACGTCCGATGGCCGCGAGGAAAGGGAAAGACATCGTGGATGAAGATCGCGGCGATCTGGGCGACGACCAACGGCTACAAAAGTTTCTTCGTCGTCGTCGAGAAGGTCAAAACGATGGGCCGCGAGGTTGTCGAGGAAATATGGCTGCGCATCCGTGTCAATCGGCGCTTTGCCGCAGACTACCCGGAATTCGCGATCCCGATGAACGACGTCGCGTACACGCCGCAGCGGATGCGCAGCCAGACCTACCAGGGCAGGCCGACGCGCATGAAGATGGACGCGATCGCCGGATACTACAAGCTCCCGACGATCGTCAACATGCCGCACACCGGCGCAATCATCTGCTGGCGCGGAGCCGAACAGGCGCTGCGCGGCATCAACATCGAATCGGCCCGCCCGGACTTTTTCTTCATCGACGATCCGCAGACCGACGAGGACGCGCGGAATCCGGAAACAGTCGCACGCATCGAGGACAACATCCAAGGCGGAATCCTCGGATCGGGCGAACTCTCGGAGCGCATCTCGGCGGTGATGGCCTCGACGCCGATCGAACCGGACGATGTCTCGGAACGTTTCGCCGACCCGAAGCGCCACCCCGAGTGGATGGCAGAGACTGAGCGCCTCGTCCGGAAATGGGGGAACGAGGATCTGCGCGACGAGTACCTCGCCCTTCTCGCCGCAGACACGGCGCGCGGAGATCAGACGCTCGCCGCATCGCACGCCTACTACGTCGCGCACCGCGCCGAGATCGAGGCCGGGGCGGAAATGATGGACGACGGTGATTTCAACCCGGAGGTCGAGGTGAGTGCCTACCAGCACGCGCTGTGGCTCCTCCACCACATGAAGCACAAGCGGTTTTATTCTGAGATGCAGATGGAGCCGCACCGCGACGAAGCGATCGTCATCATCACGCCGCGCCTCATCCTCTCGCGCATCCGCCACGGCAGCGCCGCCGCGCAGATTCCCGACGGCACAGTGCTCGTCATCCTTTCCACGGACATCAACCCGTCCTACGCGATCACCAACACGGCGCTCGCCTTCGACGCGATGCGCACCGGCCTCGTCATCGACCACTGGCGGCATCCCTGCAACATCTCGATCAACATGAATGATACGGAATTTTACCAGGCAATCTTCGACGTCCTCGGCGAGGTGCATCTGAGCCTCGCCGATCGCGGCCTCGTTGCCTCAGCCCGCGACTTCCACTGGGGCATTGACGCATCGGGCATGCAGTCAAAGCCGGTCAACAGATTCGCGGCGGAATTGCGCCGACAGAAGCTCAACGCCTACGCCATGCGCGGACTCGACAACAAATGGTTCAACCCGCGCATCGCAACACGAAAGTTCGCCGGCGTCCCTGGAAAGAACGACACCGTCCTCGTCCTGGACAAAACAACCGGGTACGAACACATCAACTACAACAAGGACAAATACGAGCTGACGGCACATCGCGCCTGGCTCTCGGCAGTCGGCTCGCCCGGCGGCCTGTCACTCTATGAGACGCGCGGCGGCGTGATCGACACACACGAAGAATTCGCCCTGCAGGTCTGCGGCGAACAGCTGAAATGGAAACCTGCAGATCCAGACCGCGACCGCGTCGGATTCAAGTGGGATCCTCGCGCATACCCGCGCCACGACTACGGCGACACCGTCTACCAGGGAATCGCGCTCGCAGGATTCCTCGGTCTCACCGCCGAGGGCGCGCCGATACGCGCGGCGAATCCGCCGCGCAGACGTCGCGCCATCGTCGGAGGGCATGTCTACTGACGCAAAGATGGATAATCGATGACAAAGGACGACACACACACACAGAGACTGCCGGCACGCAACGCAGACACGTGCGAGGCGTGCGGCAGCAAGGTCTACTTTGCGGTGATCCAGACACAGCCGACAGCGCATGGCAACTTCCGCATCGCACACCTCAAATGCCCCGTCTGCGGACACCCTGCCACACAGCTCGTCGAGATCGCGACGACACGGCGGAAAGCGCGCGCGATCGTCGGCGGCCGCGTTTTCTAGCAGTCTCCAACTGCGCGTAAAGAACGTTTTATATTGTCGACAATAGGAAAACACGCACCACCCCTTTTTTTTTGCTTTTCGCGTGCTAAAATCTAGGCATGACACGCGACGAAAAGCAAACATGGCTCAAAGAGCTCGAGGCCAAGCGCCTGGAGCTGAAACGCCTGCTCTTCTCCGCCGACTCGCAGTCGGCGACGTTGAGCGCGAGCGGCGGCAGCAAAAGCTACACAAACAGATCCGTCGCCGACATCAAAGCGAAGATCGCCGCGATCGAGAGTGAGATCGCCACGCTCTGCAGAGATCTCGAGATTCCCCTGCCCTTCAAACCTGCCGTCGGCGTCCGGCGGATCCTCACGAGGTTCTGACATGTTTAGAATCTTCCAGAAAAAGCACAAGGCGAACGGCACGAATCCAGGCGGACGGCGCGTCTTCCGCGCGTTCGCCGCCGCGCAGGTATCACGCACGCTCGCCAACTGGATGTTCGACGGTGGATTCTCCAACGGCGAAATCGCCGCGCAGCTTGCGGTCATTCGCTCGCGCAGCCGCGAGCGGCAGAAAAACGGCGAATACTTCGCCAACTACATCCGCCTCTTCAGAAACAACGTCGTCGGACGCGGCTTCATTCTCCGGGCGCAGCCGTCGCAGATCGCCGGCCATCCGGAGATCGACGAGAAGGCGAAGAAATTTCTGCAGTACCACTTCTGGCGCTGGGCGAAGAGCCGCAGCGAGTGCGACCTCTCCGGCAGGCTCAATCTCGCCGGGATATTCCGCCTCATGGCCGGCAACTGGGCGCGCGACGGCGAGGGCATCGCACTCCTCGTGCGCAACGCGCCGACCGAATACGGCCTGCAGCTTCGCGTCATCCGTCCCGACGCGCTCGACGAGACGCTCAACCGGCGCGGCACGTCCGATGCAACGATCATCCGAAACGGCGTCGAGATCGACCGCCGCACCCGCCGCGCCGTCGCCTACTGGTTCCGCGCGAACCGAGAGGATCCGGCCGCCGTCACATTTGAAGGATCCTCGCCTGTCGTGCGCATCCCGGCAAGCGACATCGTCCACGTCTTCCAGACGGAAGACGCCACGCAGACGCGCGGCGTCCCGCTCACGCACGCCTCGCTGAAGAAAGGCAAAATGGTCGACGACTTCGACGAATCGGAGCTCGTCGCGGCGATCGACGAAACGAACACGATCGGCACTTTTAAAGACAAACTGAACCGCAACCCGTCAGACGCAGGATTCGGCGAACAGCAGGAAGAGGGCTACAGCGACGAAGACAAAGCCGCTTTCACCCAAAAGTCGACGCCGGGGACGAAGCTCTGGCTGGACGGCGACATAGACTTCGAATGGCACTCGCCAAACCACCCGAACCGCGAGATCGCGCCGTTCAAGAAATCGATGCTGCGCGACATCGCCTGCGGACTGGGCGTCGACTATCCCGTGTTTGCGAACGATCCGGGCGATGCGAATTTTGCGTCGATCCGTGCCGGCACGATCGCGATGCGCGACAACTGGCGCGTCTACCAGGACGATTTCATCACGCAGGTCGTCTCGCCCGTCTTTGAGGCGTGGCTGTCCGAGTTTCTCGCGCGCACGATCGCCAACCCCTACGTCCCGTCCGATTTCGCCCGGCTCGTCGAACACGAATTCCAGGGCCGCACGTGGGACTGGGTCGACCCGCTCAAGGACATCAATGCCAGCGCCATCGCGGTTAAGAACGGCTGGAAGACAAACGAGGAAATCACCGCGCAATACGGCGGCGCGGACTTCCTTGAAAACTGCGACCGGCTGAAAATCGAAAACGCCGCCAAGGTCAAAGCCGGCCTGGGCGAAACATCAACCGGGCTCGTCCGCCCAAAGGAGAAGGACAACGACGATGAGTAAGAAGACGATCGACATCACGATCAATCCGCGATTCAGAAAGCCGAGCGACGACCCGCGCAGCTTCCGCGAGGCGACATTCGAGATGGCCACGCGCGACGCCGACGACGGCAGCAAGATCGTCGAGATCCGCGCATCGTTCTCGAGCGAAGCGCCGTTCATCCGCTGGATGCGCGATCCGGAAAGCGACGAATGGGTGCGCGCGCATGAGGTTCTCGGCCACAAAGACGGCGAGATCGACTCCTCACGGATGAGGGACGGCCTCGTCATCCAGGATACGCACTGGGGCGATCAGATCGGCCTCTGCCGCAAACCGGAAGTGAAGGACGGCAAGCTCACCGGAACAATCGAATTCGGATGCGGCCCGCGCTCCAAGGAGATCGAGGCGGACGCCAGGAAAGGGATTCGGCGCAACATGTCGGTCGGCTACATCGTCAACAAATACGAACGCGCCGGCGTCTCGGATGACGACGGTCTGCCAATCTTCCGCGTGACGAGCTGGACGCCCTATGAGGCGAGCTTCGTCAACGTCCCTGCAGACACGACTATTGGAGTCGGCCGCGTGGCCGACCCTGGAAACCCCAACACCCCCACTGCGGCACATCCGCACGAAAGGAAAC